ACAGTCAGATCATAGTCAAAGCAATCCCATATTTGTAGATGGTCAAGAGGTAGTTGATTGTCAACATCATAGTCTTTCTTCCACACAAATGCACTTATAGGTAACTTATCAAAGAGTGCCCCATAATCATACAGCAGTGTCTCAAAGTATAATGCCTTGTGCATCACACTCTTGACTGAGATCCATGTGCCTGGTACTATCTCACCATGACCTTTCTGATGGTCGTATAAAAATTCTTTTTTCACATACACCGAGTACGGTGGTAAATTATGTACTAGAAATGACATTAATGTTTCAAATTAGATTGCATAGCATTGAGTGTGATCTTCATGTTCTTGAATACCGTGCCAAGATCTGCGTCACCAAATCCCAACTCTTTTGACCCCTTCTCTAAGTTCTTTTTCATCACCTTTGCAGCAGGGTCATCTGATAATGATACTCTTGTCCACATTATTTGTTGCTTCTCTAGCAACTCTTTCACTGTTTCAATGTGATACCATTTAGCTTCATCACTCATCTGTGGGAACTGTGCAATCACTTTATACAATTCCTTTTGGAGTTCTGTAATTTCTTGCATCTCATTACGAACAGTTTCTGATTCAAAAAACTTACTCATACCTTTCCTTTACTCTCTTTAGTAAATGATTACGATACTTATCTTTCTCAATATTTAGAAATGGTAGGTACTTCCTAATCTTCAAACCAATTACCTTCCACACTGGGTCATCTAATTTTTTATCATAATCCTTACAGTATGAAAATATCTTCTCATAGATACACATTTCTTCCACACTTATATTACCTGCAAGGTGCTCTTTGAGTATGGGTGGGTGACCTTTAGATGTATCAAAGAACTCTTCATAATCATACAAATCCATCATATTCTCAGAACTCTGCTTGAAATTATAAAATAAACTTTGCTGTCTCTTCATCCAATCCTTGTACACAACCTCACCTGACCTGATAATATTTCCTATCCATAATCCTTGTGGATTATCTGTGTCTACAAAATTTGCAAGGAAAAAATCCTTGATCTCAGGATCCTTGTACTTCCTTGACATTTTTTCAAAAAAATATCTATCTTTTCTTTTATAGAAGGAATCTATTTTTGCTCTTGACTTCCCTCCATATTTTTGGTAGTCATACTTCTCTTTAGTGAAGTGATTTTTGTACGCAAGGTACTCTTTGTAAGTGTCAAATGGTGTCAATGTAGGCAATGGATTGCTCCTCAAATAGCAACGAATTTAGCACGAGATGTTTTCTTTAAATAATTTAATTCACTTGCGTTTCCCTTCAACTTCTCTTTCATTGGTTTGCTAATAAGTTTACCTACAGATTCAATCTCTATACTATTTTCTTCACAGTAATGACAGATTGCCTCAATATAATTCATACCAGAATTATCTTTGACTAAATTTTCAATATCATTTGAGAACTTGTCCTGACATAGAAACTTATTCTTCAGTACTGATCTCATCTCTGCTTTTGTTGCCATTAAGTTTGTCCTCTACAAATTTGTTAATGTATTCTACAAGAAGTTTCATATACTTCATTTTATCATACTCTTCGTAAACTGTCACCTCTCCGTTCTCACAGGTCATGAGAATCACAAGTTTCTTGACAGGAATGCCAGTCCTTTCATAAAACATACATGCATACGCTGCTGCTTGTACGAAGTAGTTCTGGATCCAATCTCTTGGTTTAGGTTTAGCTGCTGTTTTGAAATCTATTATTGACAACTCGCCATCGTATTCTGCAATACAGTCTACCGTACCTGCAACACCCAACTCGGTAGAATAAAGACTCTTTTCAAGAGCGTATATATTATTTATATTTCCTAAAGATTTTTTAGCCTGCTGAAACAACATCTTAGAACCAGGTGTATCAGGATCTACCTCTTTATTCAATAGATAATTTTCTATAAGAGTATGTACCTTAGTCCCACGAGTGGTGGATCTTTTGGTTATTCTGTTTGCCTCCTTTTCACCTACTCTCTTTCTCCATTCAACAAAAACTTCCTTGTTGAAATGAGAAGTGACCGATGTGATGGACACCATCGGTCTACCCTCTACAGTGTAGTATCGTACTCCATCAATATTTTTCCTACTCAAAGCAGGAAGATCACATTCTACATGAGTAAACATTACATACCTAATTCAATTTTACTTACGAGGTAACTCTTCACAAGACCTGACCTTACGATGTCATCGATGTTGAACTCAATTAAATCAAACTCAGGCATACGTTGAATGATTTTCTGGAAATCCAAAATACCATTTCTCTCATTGGTCTTGACTAAATCAGTTTGTGCTGCGTCACCACAGAACATAATCTTACAATTTTCACCACATCTTGTTATTATACTATCTAACTCATGAAAATTCAAGTTTTGCGATTCATCTACAATAACAATTGAATCATCTAATGTAGTGCCACGTATAAAAGATGTAGACCAAAAGGTTACACTCTCCTGTGTTTTTAGATTGCCCCATAACATTTCAAAATCCTGATCAGTAGGCAACTCAAACATATACTTGACCATATTTTTATATGGTATCTGATATAAGAATGACTTGTCTTCATGATCACCAGGTAAAAAACCAATCTCTCTAGTTGATACAAGAGATCTTACCAACACAACCTTTTGGTATGGTGTAATAGGATCTAAAACTTCTCTGAGTGCATTGTAGAGAGTAATAAATGTCTTACCCGTACCTGCTGCACCATAAAGAAATAAATTTTTACCCTCTTTGTATGAGTCAAAAGCAATTTTTTGATTAGCAGTAATTGGTTCAACTGCTACCATCATGTCTGAATTGTATGGTTTCTTTCTCTTCATCTGCTTAGTAGACATGCCAGCACCAACACTGGTAGCCATTTTCTTTTTTCTTGCTGGCATTAGAAATGAGTCGTTTTCTGAGGTTTTACGGTAGATCCTGGTATCTGTGATACCTTGGATAGAACTTCGTTCCATCCCCCATCTGTTCTAGAATAGACATCTCCTGTGCCACTGACTGCTGACGCTGCTCCTTTAGACCAGTCTTTGTCCCAGTCGGGATTATTTTTTCTCCACTCGTCATACTCTTTCATTGTCATAGACAACTCTTTGGTCTCACCTGTTTTTAGATTTTTTATTGGGTATGTTGGCATGTGTTGTTGCGAGTGATTTATTTAGACGCTTCTCTAGCATCATAATCCTCATTCTATCACTAGATTGTATAGTTTTCAACCATTGCAACTCAAACATGATAGCTTCTGTAAGAGTTGATATAGTTGCTGACGATGAATCAAAAATACATTTTCTTGTTTCAAACTTTGATCCTACTTCTTGTAAGAATGATATCGAATCAAATGATACAGCACCTCCCAGTATAAAATCCAATCCACTTTGCTCGCATTTATTTTGAATATTTTTTACAATTGATAATACTTCATCAGTGTTTACACTATCTCTATTCATGCCAAGAGATGAAACATAATCTACTCTACCAAACACGACACCATCAAGGTGAGGAGATATGATTTCCAATATAGAATCTAAATTTGTTACTGCTGTGTGTGTTTCAATATTGATATATGATTTATGTTTATCATCGTACACTCTCTTCAACGCACCAACAAATTTTGAGGCAGCATACGATGTCTCAATCATTGGTGCAACCACAGTGGTGATGCCAAGATCATGACAATCATACAAGTCTCTCATTGCCTCACAACCTCCTATCTTTACAGACACTGGCACATCTTTTGCAATTGATTGAAGTTTGATCAACTCATCATATCTAGTTCCCTCAGATTCAAACTCTGCTTTGTAAGATAATAAACCTTTCATGATAAGATATTTTTTTTCCTCCTTTTTTCTTGTATGGCAGCACTAAAATGTAGTGGTTTAGTGGTACACATATTGCATACATTCTCTGCTACTCTACTATTAGTGCAGAACTTTGTCAATTCATCATCACTACAATCAACAGGCACTCCATCTACGATATAATCTTGCCACTCATCAGCATCGCTTTGCCCTGTTATAGACAGTAATTCTCTCATGAATGCAGTGTTAGGACACTTCCAAAGATGTCCATTATATAACTGAGAATTAGGACAAGAACAAACCTTATAACTTTTTCTAATATTATTATGATT